ATCGACGGGGCCGTATCCATCACCACAGGTATCACAGTTGCGGATAACGCTGACGGTGACGCGGTTGTTTCTGTTCCTGTGGCTGCAGCCGACACAACGAACCTGACCGAAATTGTGTACCGGTGGCAGCTCCAAGCATCAGTTTCAGGGTCCGGTCCCCGAGTGGTCGCAGCCGGTTCTCTCCGGTTGGAACCGCTCGCAGCCGCATAGCGCGGTGGAGCAGTAGCAGCTCGCTGCCCTCATAAGGCAGAGGTCGCAGGTGCAATTCCTGCCCGCGCAACGACGGAACCCGCGATGGGTTCTCTACACGAAAGGAGCCGCGATGGCTAAGGACGCCCCGGCCGAGAAGGCCCCGAACGACGGTCCCTCACAAGAGGACTTCGACAAGATGAAAGCGGCGCTCGAGAAAGCGAACGCCGAAGCGATGAAGTATCGGCTCGACGTGAAAGCCAAAGACGACGAGCTCTCCAAACTTCAGGAGGCTCAAGATTCGTCCAAGTCCGAGATGGACAAGGTACGCGAGCAGATCGAATCGCTGGAATCCCGCGCCGAGAAGGCGGAACGGGAAGCGCTGGTAGCTCAGGTCGCTCAAGCGAAAAAGCTACCCGCCGCGCTCGCCGGCCGACTGACCGGCTCCTCTCGGGAGGAGTTGGAAGCCGACGCCGACTCGCTGATCGAAGCCCTCAACCTCGGAGACGGGAAGAAGCCCACCGAGAAACCCAACCCGAAGGGTGGGGGCCGCCCAAAGGAGTCCCTGACCCCAGGGGCTTCCAACGAGGACGACGACAACACGGAGATCACCGCCGAAGAAGCGGAAAAGATCGCCGAGAAAGTCATGTCGACCAGAACCATCTGACCGTACGGGGGAATCTCCTGTGCGGTCCTCAACTGAAAGGTAGGAATAGCTGATGGCTGTTCTCACTGCACAGGGGATCGCCCGAGTGTCGATTGCCCTGCTCTCCAGGGCGCTTGTCCTGCCCCGCACGTTCACGATGGTCCCCGCCGAAGGGTTCACCGGACCGAACGGGGAGACGATTACCGTCCGAGTCCGCAAGCCCCGCACCGCCCGGGAGCAGGTGACCCCTGGTACGGCGATCACCTACGACGACCAGAACGAGGTCGGCGTCGATGTGAACCTCAAGCACCTGTACGACGCCTACCACATCACCGACGAGAACCTGTCGCTGAACCTCGAGGATTTCGCCTCGCAGATCACCCAGCCGCAAGTCAAGTCTGTGGCGGAAGGCGCTGAGGGGGTGGCGTACACGGCGATGAACGCTCTCGGAGCTGACGCGTCGTTCCTGCTGACCGCGACCGCGGACGACACGAAAGCGAAGCTCCAGACGGCCAGGGAAACCCTGTCGAGCAACAAGGTCCCCGCGTCTGACCGGTGGCTCGCCTCTGCGCCGGACATCATCACCCGACTGCTGAACGTGGACGAGTTCGTCCGCGCTGACGCTCTCGGCGATGGTCGTTCTTCGGCTCTGCGTGACGCACTGGTCGGCCGGGTGTACGGGTTCAACGTGGTAGAGGCCGTCGGTCTCACCGCCGGAACTGCTATCGCCTACCACAGTTCCGGGTTCGCGTTCGCGACGAAAAAGCCCGCCGACCCGCGTGGTGCAAGCGACACTGCCGCGATCTCCGACCAGGGGATCAACATGCGGCAGATCTTCCAGTACGACCCCGATGTCCTGTCGGACGCGTCGGTCCTGTCCACGTTCGCCGGCTGCTCGGCCGTGTTCGAGGACTCCCCGACCGACACCGACAACGACCGGTTCTACAAGCTGGACACCGCCACTGCCTAAGTGGTACAGGTCGTGGCCTGAAAGCATCCCAGCCGGGAGAGCGCACATCGTCGATGGCCTCCCCCGGCTGGTCATGCGAGACCAGAACTACGCGACCCTGTCCGACTATCAGCCTTGGCCGGTACACGAGCCGGGCTGGTTCATGCTCGAATGGGACATCGCGATGGATCGGGCGGACCGGGAACGGTTCGCCGCCAACGCAATGACCCAACCCGAGCGGATCCGGGTCGGCCCCTACATGCTGTTCCCGGACGGCGACGTCTACACCGAACCGCGGCAGGTTCACCGCTGGGCTGGTCTACCCATCCCAGAGGGAAAACCCCACGCGGATATGGTCGGGTTCGGCTGCATTTACTTCCCCCAGAAGCTCCTCACCGAATTCTGGGGAAATCCGCCTCCCCGCACCCGGCAAGGTGTGTTGAACGACGGTGTGTTCTCCGACTGGTATCGGTTGCGCCACTGCAAGTTCGATGTCGACTGGTCCGTCCACCCTCAACACCTCCACGGCGACTGAACAAGGAGACAATCTATGCCTGTAGCCCACAGACCCGACCAAAAGCGGATCATCCCCGAGCGGTCCGTGTCCGGCTACCGGGAGCGCGGGTGGACCATCGAGGGCGAAAAGCCCCCAGACGAGACCCCGGAGCGCCCAGTGAAGTCCGCTGCGAAAGCCGACTGGGCTGCCTACGCCGACACCCAGGGCATCGACACTACCGGCATGACGAAAGCCGAGATCATCGCCGCAACAGAGGAGTAGCAGCACTCCGATGCGTGTGCTGAAAGGAGCTCTTCCATGATTGTTGAACGTCGTGTGAAAACAGACGGCACCGTATGGGTGACACTCGCCGACGGTCGGGTGATGCTCGAGGACGAATACGACGAGACCCTGCCGCAACGTGGCCCTGACGGACGGTTCACATCCGACGAAGAGGAGATAGCCGGTGGCTGATCTCATCACTGAAGCCTTCTACACGACCCGCTACGGGGCAGGCACCTCAGCGCAGATCGCCGCGTTCATTTCGGATGTGTCCGCCGAGGTAGTCGACTACGTCGACAGTCTGGACAACGACACGGACGACCCGATCACCGCTTCGGCATGGACCACCGTCACAGCCCCGACCGCGATCCAGTCCGTTGTCGCCCGTGTGGTGAACCGTTCGATCGGCAACCCGTACGGCATTTCACAAGAGGGGTTAGGGGATCATCAACGGACGTTCGTGTCCGGTGCTGCCGGTGGGACGCTGGCACCGAAAGACAAGAAGATCATCCGTCGGGCGGTTGGACGGCTCGGGGTGAACATGGTGCAGCTCGAGGGATACCTGCCGCTCGACCCTGTGTACCTGGGCGCCGATGACCTTGTGCTATGAGCGCCATTACCCACTGGCTCAACACGTCGCTTCATGTGTGGCGCCCGTCGCGGACCGCTGACGGGTCGGGAGGGTTCACCGAAACCCTCACCGACCGTGGGGCTCTGTCATTCAAAGTAGATCAGTCGTCGGCGGCTGAGAAGCAGGCGGCGCAGCAGGCCGGAGCGGACCACACGCACAACGCCTACACCGAACCTGATAGTGATGTGAAACGTAACGACTGGTTGGCCGCGACGGGCATCAACCCCAACAGTCTGACCGCAGGCGACACGGCTTACAAGGTGATCTCCACCACCACCCCGTCGAGTCCGCGTTATCTGAAGTGTGCTGTGGAAAGGGTCGAGCATGCCTAGAAGCGCCGTCACTATCAAACTTGAAGGGGTCGAGGATCTCGAGAAGGCTGTCGAACAGAAACTCACCGAATACCGGTCCGAGATCGAACAGGCTGTGGGCGAGTCGGCTGACGATATCTCAACCGATTGGCGGCAGACCGTCCCGGTCGATGACGGCGACTACCGGGACGCGATCGGTGTGGAACACCACGGGCTGACCGCCGATGTGGCGAACTTCGGGCGGAAAGGGAAACACGGCCAGTACGTTGAGTTCGGCACTTCACGAATGCGAGCTCAACCCGCCGCCGGCCCTGCTGCTGAACGTGGCCGCAAAACGTTCGTGGACACTCTGACGAAAGCGTTGAAAGAATGACCGCCCGCAACACGTTCGGTCCACTCCAGACCGCCCTGTACACGAAGCTGGGCGGCGACGCCACCCTCAGTGGACTCGTCACCGGTGTTTTCGATGAGGTGCCGGAAGGGACACAAACCCCATATATGGTGATCGGCGAAGCGTACGCCACACCCCGCAACTCTCACGACCGGCACGGTAGACGCACCGTTGAAACCATCCACGTCTGGTCTGACCATCTCGGTTTCTCGGAAGCGAACACGATCACCGACCGGATCGTCGGACTGCTGGACCATCAGCCGTTGACCGTCACCGACCATGATGTCGTGCTCGCCCATTTCGAGTACGACCAGACAATTCGAGATCCCGACCCGAACCTCAGGCATGTTGTGCTGCGGTTCGCCTTCACCACAGAACAGACCCCATAGGAAAGGAGTCAGCTTATGGCTGGCGTAGATGCCACCGGCACAGTCCTGTCGCGCAGCGACATGGGCAGTGTCCCCACGTTTGTCGACATCGCCAATGTCACTTCCGGACCTGACGGTCCAGGGTTGTCGCGCACGGCGATCGACACAACCGCCCACGATTCGCCCGACAACTCGAAGGAATACATCCCAGGTATGGTCGACCCCGGTGAAGTGTCGCTGACCTTGAACTGGAACTCGGCTGCCGTGTCACACCAGACGGTCCGCGACGACATCTACGACCAGTCCCTCCGCGACTATCGGATCACGGAACCGGACGGCGGGAAGGTGGATTTCTCGGGGTTCGTCACCGGGTTCAGTTGGAACCGTCCCGTCGATGACAAGCTCAGCGCCGATGCGACCTTCCAGGTGTCCGGCAAACCAGTCTGGACTGACGCCACGTGACACTGTCGAAGGCTGATATCGACGCGGCGATCGATTCGGCGGAACCGGCCACGAAGGAGGTGCCTGTACCCGAGTTGGGTGGCACCGTTGTTGTGCGGGAATTGTCCGGCACGCTCCGCAACGCGTTCGAAGCGGCCGTCGCGTCTATCGCCACCGCCGACGGTGAGAAAAGACTGAACGCTGTCACGATCCGGGTCGTGTCTGAATGCACGCTCGACGGGGAGGGGAACATCCTCCTCGACCCGGACCGGACCCGCCGGCTGTTCCACAAGAAACCCCGCGCCGTGTTCCGTCTCCGCGATGAGATCATTGGTTTGTCGGCGATGGACGAAGCCGACCTGGAGGCGCTGGTGGAGGGTTTCGGCGACGACCCGAGCGAGGGTTCTACTTCCGGTTGAGCGCCCATCTCGGCCTACCTGTCGCCGAGATGCTCGCCCGGGTCGCGTCGTCGGAACTCACCGAATGGCAGGCGTTCGAGCGGGTTCATGGGCCGCTAGGTCAAACCCGTGACGACATCCACACAGCGCTGCTGTTGGCGATGCTGCACAACCAGTGGGCGAAACACCCAAAGAAGCCGGCGGTGTTCCTACCCGAGTGGGATCAACCGCGGTTGTCGGTAGCCGAAAAGTTGAAGTCCTGGGCTGCGCAGTTCGGAGGCGATGATGGCGACACTTGATGCACTGTCAAGGAGGTGAACGTTGAGCACCTTGGCGGAGCTGATGATCAAGTTGGGTGTCGATGATAGAGAGCTCGACAAGGGACTCGGGGCCGTTCCCGGCAAATTGGACAAGCTCGGGTCTGGGATGGCTCAGAGCGGCGCGAAGCTTTCCCGTA